TGCGTCCCAAATCACCCATGGGTCGCCCAGGGGGTATGSGYYCCAAATCGCCCATGGGTCGCCCAGGGGGTATGCGTCCCAAATCACCCATGGGTCGCCCAGGGGGTATGCGCCCCAAATCGCCCATGGGTCATCCAGGGGGGTATGCGCCCCAAATCGCCTATGGGTCGTCCAGGGGGTATGCGCCCCAAATCGCCCATGGGTCGTCCAGGGGGTATGCGTCCCAAATCACCCATGGGTCGCCCAGGGGGTATGCGTCCCAAATCACCCATGGGTCGCCCAGGGGGTATGCGCCCAACTCGTAGCAGTTCTCCAATGCGGAGGCGTTAATTTTTAAACATTTGGCACTTACTTCTTCTTCTTGTTCAGGGGGTCGTAATTCTTACCCTTGGACTTCTTCTTCTTCTTTGATGCTTCAAGACGAGGAGGAGGTTTTGCCGTCTCTAGAAGTTTCAAGAGGTCCTCCTCATCACCGCCGCCTACCATGCTCATCATGTTCTGGATCAGGGAAGGGTCGATACTTCCTCCCATAATGTTTGATATCATAGAAGGGTCGATTCCCATGGACTTTGTAAGGGAGCCAATATCAATGTCCTTCATGCTGGAAAGATCCATTTGCTGCACGCGTTCCATCACATCGGTGAATAGGGTTTCCATGTTCAATTCTCCGTGCTGCATTTTATCGGAAAATTCCTGTGCTAGGCTTTCGATACCGGACATGAGTTCCTTGGGGGTGTTGTCGAGCGCAGTTGCCAGCATGACAAGAGTGGAAAGATAGGCCCAGATGGACTCCTTTGTGGTGTCCGAAACAGATGACCAGAGGGTCTTGATGTTCAGTCCTGGGATCTTTACCAAGTCAAACAGCTTGTCGTCCTTGGAAATGACCAAGGCCTGATGGTTGCCGATTGTATCAATCAAGAATTTCTTGGGGTTGTACGAAGAAAAGTTCTTAACGCATTCGGAAAAAATAGCCTCCTCTGGAAACACCTCTGAAATCTCCTTGACAAACTCGAGAGCAAGAGAAGTAAAATTATCTTCCATTTTATATTATTTCATCATTTTTTTTCCTCATTTTTTACATAAAAGTGTGTGCGCAAAAATTTTTTTAAAATAAACATAGATATTAAATAATAATGAGTGAAGACGCTCTCATGAATGCCACTCCTATCAATAAACTTCCAAGCCCTCCTGCTCCAATATCCACAAGCGTGTCAGAAAAGTTGCCAGGAGAAACTGCTTCTTATACTGATCTCATAAAGAATCTGGACATCAACAAGATGTCACAGGCGTCAAGTATGTCTCAGATGCCGCCAATGCCCCAACTGTCCCAACTGTCCCAACAGCCCCCTCAAATGCAGAATGCGCTTCCTCCAACTCCTCAGATGATGATGCAGACTCCTGTGAATCCAAGTGCGCAGAACAACGTGATGCAACAGATGCAGAACCAGGCATCCATGTACAGTGGTGGCATGCCACAGAGCTCTCCAATCTCAGAGTTTCTCCCCCACGAGGGGACTCCCGTTCACCAGGGGCCTCTGAAATCAGAACTGCTGCCCGACCCCATGTTCTTTCAGAACCCTCCTCCAAAGCAAAAAGTCAAAAAGATCTACATTGACAAGACACCTGCTGTCCAGGAGCAGGCTATTCTTGGTTTCAACGCCAAGAAGATAAAACATGCTGTTCTTGTCTCCTCTATTGTATTTCTTCTCATTTGGTATGTTGCGCCTATGATGGCTAGAAATCTCCAATGGACTGTGAATGTTGACACCGGGAAGTTTACATCGTATGGTCTTGTGGCAATAAGTATTCTAACAGGAGGTTTGTATCTTGGTGTTACAAGCATAATTGAACGTTTTGGCAATGGGGTGATGTGATCACTCATCATCATCAATAAACAATGGTACTCCCTTAACCGCTGGCTCTTCCTCCTCCTTGGGATACTCCAGGGCATCCTCAAAGAACTTTAGCTGTTTTACGTTGAAGCGGATACCGTACTTATCGGGCGTTGTCCAGAGACCCTGAAGAATACACAAAGAAGATACACTCTTTGCCTTGAAGAAGTCTACAGAAAGAGCACCCGTCGAATCAAAAACATTTGTATCTGCAAAGAACATCACCCTAAACCCATCATTGTACAAAAGTTTGCTCTTCTTCAGTGTTGAAGACCAGGTGCCAACTGCCGACTGTTCCAGATCTGCTATCCAGTCGGCAAACTGCCTGTGAGTGTTGTCTGCCATGTTTAGTTTCACATCCATCCGATACATCCCAGGAGAATGCGTGCTGATTGTAGCATTCATTCGAGGAATCTGGAACACAATGGGTCTGGTGCTAGAAGAACGAGATGCCACGATGTTGCCATTGCGACCACCGCGGGTCCAGGTCAGAGAGCGGGGACTAATATCACGGAAATCCATTTTAAGATTACTACAAAAAAAATGCTCTTAAATCACATGGTGTCGATATGCACAAGGTTTGACACGGATATCAGTGTTTCTGGCACTGTATGGAAGAAACTATACGTATTACCAAATACCCTGAAATCCTTGGCTTCCGTGTTGACAAGTGCGCGGAGTTCTTTGATCTCATCAAGAGTTTTTAGCACGTCGCCATGTTCAAAGTTTTCCATTAGCACATCATTTGGGTTGCTGTCTATGCAGACAATGAGCTGATCGTGTTCGCATATCCCGAGTTTTTGAATGAGATTCATAGTGACATCGTAGTATTCGCTCTCTACAAGCCGCACCATGGACAAGGGAAACAGGAAAATCCCATGTCTCGTCCTCATGAGAGACGCAAACGTAGACACTGCTGAAAATATAGTAGAAGGGTTGTTGTAATTCACCGCTACATCGCAGGGAACAAACCCGCGCTTTGTGGCCAATAGTTTGCGGAGCTCAATGTCATGCTCCTTGCACAGGCACTCGATCGTGAGAATAGTCATTAAGATATATATACTTATTGTGTTAAGTTATTTCTGGGATATCGACGCACCGTGTGTTAAAAAGAGACAATTTTTTTATGACATCATAGAAAGTTATGGCGTCTTTCAATGATATCATGCGTCAGTTCCTGACCGACCTTGCCGATGTGTTCCCCGAGGACATCGCAATTCAGTCATCCCTAGAGTCCTTCGAAGACATTGTGCGCATCAACTTCAAGAAGCCTGCCCAGATGTTTGCAGAGACAATTGGCCCCCATCTGGTGAAGATCATGCACCACGACGAGTCAGTTTTTGGTGAACTCAACATGCCAGGGATTGATTTCCAGAAGCTATGGAAATCTGATATCTCAGACAACACCAAGAATGCAATTTTCTGCTACCTCAAGCAACTGCTGCTGCTCTGTGCCCAAAAGTGAATGCCAAAAAAGATTGGCAAACCATATATGTAAATGAAATTAAATCCGGAATGTCATAAGATAAAGATAAGTAAGGAGACCTGCCACCAGGGCGTGAACAAGCAGACCAGTCGCTGTAGGGGCGCCCATCACCACAAAGGGCATACCCAGAGCCTTGCCAATGAAACTATCAGTCACCTTGTATGTCATAGGAGAGCCCACGATGAGAAACACAACCATGACGAAAAGCACGAGCTGAATCTTTACGGGCAGCATTTTGTGTATATGTTATCACAATATTTTTTATTACGTTAATTTCTAAAAAAAATTATATACTTAGAGTATACACCATGGTCGCCAACAATAAGAAGACTTTCATCCTAGAGGACGCCTCCGGCAAGGCAATTGGCACTTTCACCGGTGGCTCTCCTGGCATTGCCGCACGCAAGGCCGCCACCAAGGGCCACAAGGACATCATCCTCCGCGAAACCGGTGTCCACGATCGTGTGCGCCTCTACAAGGGCGTTGTGGAGAAGATTGACCCTCCCAAGGAAGTCATGATCGGTGGCAAACCCGTCATCATTGCCAAGGAGTCCAAGGCCAAGTTTATTCGCGTAGAAATGAAGGAGGGCAAGAAGCCTGCCAGTTCTGAATAATATATTGACTTCATATATACACAATGGCTCCATCAAAGTATGTTTACACTGGAAAGAAAGATGCTAAAGGTCGCATGATTTTCCGTGGCCCTAAGGGCGGTCTGATTGTCCGCGGACCTTCGGGAAAGAAGATTGCTCCTGCAACAGGACCTACTCGTGCTCGGTCTCCTATGCGTCGTCGTTAAGCTGTAAATTTAGTCTGTTTTGAAAATGATTGATATCATATTTCAAATACACAAGTTACATAACATCAGACACGCACAGTCTCTGCAGATACAAAAATTATTAATTATAATCAACAAGATACTCCAGATACTTCCGGTCATACCCCATGAGCCACGCGCACCAAATGCCAGACAAGTGACGTCCACAGACCCCCCTATACGAAAACCTTACCTGCGTGGGAAGCGCGTGTGATTGACGATCTGTTAGGACATTGCAACCGGCGGTAGCAGTTCCGTAACTTGCACACGGTGTACACCAATACTTTTTGATCATCTCGCGATCTACGAGCGTCTTGCCATTATGTTTTTCAGGAATGGCGCGTGGTTTCACAGATATGTTTAGAGGCGCGCGATGTGTTTCCTTCCTGGAAAATTCATAATAGACACCATCTACGCAATAACCATTGATGACCTTGTCATAATTTCCGCTCATTTTTACGTGTTCTGTACCAGTTATGGTCCCTGGTGTCAGCGTGGTGTTCCAAGAAGACTCAAAGTCTCCGGTAAACAGTCCCGTGAAGGCATATCTGATCTGATCAGGAACCACCGAGTAACCTGCAAGACGAACAAGCGTGGAGTTCTCGTAACTCTTGTTTTCTACCTGGCACGGAGGTTCGTTATTCTCCCAGTCAAACTTGGTGGCATTCACAGACACCTCAATTTTCTCTGGGACATAGTCTTTGCGCGTTGCGAGACAGAACCACCGATGACGTTGATGGTGAGCCCCCACTACTGATGCCCTGCAAGTTATCCACTTGCAAAAATAACCAATCTTGTCCATAGTCTTGACAACCACGTCAAGGTTATACGTGTGAGATAACATGTGAGAGTTCTCCAAGAATACAAGTTTCGGTTTGTACTCCTCGGTGATGCGAACAACGTCCGCAAAGAGACCTGATTCTTTGTGTTCAAATCCGGTCCTAGAACCCGCGATGCTAAAACCAGTGCATGGGAAACCAGCGGTTATCATATCTATGGTCTCGGGGAAGTCTTCCTTGGTGAACTTTGTCACGTCATCAAACACTGATGCTTCTGGGAACTTTGTCTTTAGGAATTGTTGAGGGTCTTTGTTTATTTCTACAAAAGCCACTGGTGTTGAAATGCCACGGAGACCATGTGTGATGCCTCCAACTCCGGCAAATAGTTCTAGGGTGCGATAAGTCATTATAGATAACTGCTACAATTTTATAGCTTGTTTTACGCATCGCTCATTAGTTTTGAAAACGATTGATATCATATTTCAAATACAAAACTCTTTGCATTACATATTCTTTACTGCTTTCTTTACATTTGCAGACTTTTTGGCCGCGATGGAGTTGAGTCTCCGCATAGTATTTTCTGCGCGCATCCTGGCTGCCTCTCTGTTTAGCATCTCCGCCCCCTGCTCAAGTATCTGGCGTTTTGCAGACAGATTCTTTGCCTTTGCTTCGAGAGTCTGGCGTTTTGCAGACAGATTCTTTGCCTTTGCCTCGAGCTGCTTCTTTGTGAGTCTTCCAACCGAGGGTTTGCTCTTCTTGCCGGAAGAAGTCATTATAAATTCTCCCCCACGAGGTCCCTTGAATATTGCTCGACCCTTTGCGTCCTTGCGTCCTGTGTTCTCTGCCTTTGCCATTATAGTTGTAATAGATTTTTTTACATAATCAAAAGAACTCAGACACTTCAGTCTTTGACACCTTGAAAACCTTGGGGTCTGGCGTAGAAATGTCCAACCGTTTCAGAGAAACTGCCAATGGTTGCTGCTCTTTCTTTGCCGCCAAGCTTGTGGCATAACTTACCCCCCGCTTGTCAAGTTCCGCCTTTGCAATACCTTGCTCCATATGCCCTCTGCAATACCCACCAGAAACAGCCTGCCGCGAACAAGGTTTGTTCTTTATCGTGTGACCCTTGCACACCTGCTTCCCAGTTGCAAGAATCGTATGTGCCTCCACAATGTCGTCCTTGTACTCTGATACAAGTTTAGAAAAGTCCAAGTTATAGTCCTGCGCGACCCTGAGCAACAAATCATCTACTGCTGCAGACACTATGATGCCCGCGCATTCCTCAAGTTTCTTAACACCATTGACTGCCTCGGTCAAAGCAGTAACAAACCTAGAATCCATTTATGATACATCAAGAAAACTCAGTATCTATACACCAGCGTGTCGATATATCAAAGAGTCTTAGAAAGTGCAATGGCATCTTCCACAGCCTTGGCAAATGCCTTGGTACCAACAAACTCAAGAACTGCCTCGCGATACTTGGCCACGTTCTGGCGCATACCTGTGAGTTGTTCGTCGCTTAGCGAGTCAATCAGTTTCTGAAGCTTGGCACCAGTGTCAATACCACGTTTCTTCAAGTCAAAGAAAGCACCATCAGGACCCTCTGGGATGAGGCCAGAGAGTTTGTCAAATACATTACCATAGTAAAGAGGAATACAACCTGCACTCAGAGCATCATAGAACTTCTCGGACACATACCCGGGTGCGTCACAGTTCTCGATGACAAGATCAAAGACAAAGTTCTGTTTGTGGTCGACAGAAGACTTGTCGTCACGTGACCGGTGGTTTCCGTGGCCGAGCTTGATGTTCACACCATCTGCTACTTCGGACCAGTTCATTCCAAACACGGTAACATCCTTTTGACCCTTGACGAGGTCCTCTCGCAGGTAGTCCAGACATTGTAACTGGCACCCAAGTACACTGTATTCCTTGTGGTTGAACAACTCGGGACGGCGCTCTAGCACAAGACCCACCGACCGTCCGGAGCCTTTGTTGTCGCGGAGCAGGACAGCCCTGTCGAGAGGATCGTCCAGAGTTCCATGGTGACAGTTGTGCGACGCGTACACGGTGGGAAAGTCAGAAGTCAACAGGGGGGTAAAGTATGTCAGGGCGACATCAAAGTGCTCCTGGAGGAACTTGGGAATGTTCCACTGACCTGCGTGGCGGATATTAGGACTCTCCAGGGTATATACAATCCTGTTGAGGTCCTTGCGCTCCTTTAGGAACTCCAGAGGAAGCTCACCGGGGTTGCACAGGCTCACGAGAACAGTAGACCCCTCTGGAATATTGGGGGCGTTGGTGAACCCGTTGAGCAGATTATACTTGCCACCATTGAGACCGTCGAGACCGCGAAGAAGAGTCATCTGCCACTCGTGTAGAGCAAAGGACTGGTGAGAGTACATCTTCCGAGCCAAGAGGAAGTCATCGGTCGCTTTCTTGTTGAAGTGGAAGATATAGATATCTTGAAACTTCTCAAAGTCATAACCAAAGTTCTGGTTGCCTCGTGTGAAAAACTCTGGCCTCACAGACAACCCCGTGGACCCCAGGCGATACCCAAGGTGATGCTTCCGAATAACAGTATGGGGAGCACTCTGAAGCAGCACCTTGCAGAGCTCGCGGTCTGGGTTTGGTTTGCCATTGGGGTCACGGAAGCGTGTGTTCCAGATTGGGCCCGCCATTATGGCAAGTTCCCTCTCCAGCATATAGCAAGATGTGTCGATGAGGTAGTTCCCTGGACCATCTACAGAGTGTGAAATACCACCAAGGGACTCGCAATTGTCATCCTCGATACGATTTCCGTCTGCATCCATCAGATACCGCAGGCAATAACTCCACTTGGATTTGTTGGTGACAATCCCGCGGAGCATATCCGCATACTGGGTAGGAGATGCAGTATTGTCATCATCCAGATATGTCACGTAATCTGAGTTGATCAGGAATGGAAGTGAACCATACACCCGGTGCCCACACCATCCACCGGCACCCACATTCTTAGGCAGAACGAATTTCACCACAGTATGTTTGCCTTCGAACTTAGAAAGGACTAGATCAACCTTTGCCTCATGTTCCTTACCGTCTACGACAACCCAGTGCTCGATGTTGGGAAGGGTAGACTTCTGGACGGACTCAATGCAAGCCTTGAGGAACTTACCACCAGTAGTTGCTGTGATAACCGCGAGCTTAGGAAGACGCAGTTGACGCCTGTGGTGCTCGAACAAGTTATACATGACACCATCAGGACCCTTAGAGTCAATCTCGATAACATCCTCTACCGAGGGGTCCAGTTTACCCCACTGGGAAGCATTACGGCAAATCGCAATCTTAGGGTGATCAAAAGCAAGGACGCTCAAAATGCTCTGGTCATGGCGACAGTCGATAACATCAGAGTCCTTCCCGGAGTCGTTAACCATGTCGAGGTCTAGGCAAAAGTTCATGTATTGCTGGACAAAAGCCCTAGACTCCGGACAGTTCCTGTACACCTGGAAAGACGCCTCTAGCATGATGCTGTCACCTGCCTTGGGACCACCGAGGGAGTTGAGAATGGACTTCTTGGTCCACTTCTTTACGCGGTAATCATTTTCCTTGGCGCTCCAGTTTCCCAGCCGCTGTAGCAGGATAGGCTTGTCGTTGGTGACAAAGTCTACATACGGCCTGATAGAACGCTCGAAGACCGCCGCGCTGTCAATGTAAACAAGGACCGCTCCGTCCTCCGTCTTGGCCATCACGTTCCTTATGAGGAAACTCTTCCATGCCCACCACCCAAAACCACGATTTCCATCCGCGAAATGCCCAGGGAAGGTATCCATCAGCCATTCGATATCTTTAGGGCCATAGACGTGGAACTCAGAGAACTCTCCCGTGGTGAGAGCAGAGTGCTTCAGGGCGGCCGCGGATCCTGCGAAAGAGTCGGTGGCGAATGTGAAACCAATGACACGCATTGTGTATAGCAAAGACTAAAATACAAGGAATTTAACAAACTGTATGTATCAACTTTTGTCGATATAAAACTATATCGACAAAACTGTGAGTATATCATAGAGAGAACTATGTACACTAAAGACTTGTTTCTAATATCATAGGAATGGGTTTCATTTACAAACTCACGCTCAAGAAGGAGTCCAGAAAAGCGTACATTGGGCAGACAATTCGTGACATAGAAGAGCGTTTGAAGGAGCACCAACTGCCATACAGCGGGTGTAAGGCAATCTCGGCCGCAATCCAGAAGCACGGATGGGAGAACTTTGACAAGGAGTGGTACGAGGTTCCCAACGAGGATCTGAACTTCTATGAGGAGATGCTGGTGGCATTGCTTGGAACATTGTCGCCCGGTGGATACAATCTCAAGGAAGGTGGTGGTAATGGCAATTTGAGCGAGGAAACCAAGGAAAAAATAAGAGAATCACAAATTGGTGAAAAGAATCCTATGTATGGGAAGACCGGTGAGAAGAATCATAGGTATGGGAAAACTTTGAGCAAGAAAACCAAGCTGAAGATGAGCGAAGCACAGACCGGTGAAAATAATCATAATTCCAAAAAGGTGTATCAATACAATCTCGATGGCACATACGTCAACTCATTTGCCTCGAGTGGAGAAGCAGCACGAGCTCTTGGAAAGACTGATGGATCTTCTATACGTTCGTGTGCTTGTGGAGATCGCCAAATAGCATATGGTTTCAAGTGGTCTCGTGAAAAGTTGTGATACTTTAAAAACCTAGGAAAATTCCAGAAACTTCTGTAAAATCGTAAATAAAGTCGCAGAAAATCACTAAAAACCATAGAAAAAACTCGACGTGTGTGTAAAAATGCGTTAAAATTCAAAAAAAAAATATTTACTAAAGATATAAACAAGTATGGCGGGAGGTCTCAGTCAATTGGTTGCATATGGAGCACAGGACGTTTACCTCACTGGAAATCCCCAAATCACATTCTTCAAGACGGTGTACAGACGCTACACCAACTTCGCCGTTGAGTCCATCCAGCAGACCATCAACGGTTCCGTTGGTTTCGGCAACAAGGTGTCTACACAGATCTCCCGTAACGGTGATCTGATCACTGACATCGTGGTTGAGTTCGTGCTGACCAAGCAGGGCCCCACTTTCTACTGCGCTGAGCAGCTGCTACAGGATGTTGAGCTGGAGATTGGTGGCCAGCGCATCGACAAGCACTACGCCGACTGGTTCCGCATGTATGACTCCCTGTTCCGCATGGACAACGACCGTCAGAACTACCGCCGCATGACTGACTTCGTGAACGACGAGCCCGCCACCGCCGTCAAGCGTTTCTACGTGCCCCTGATCTTCTTCTTCAACCAGACCCCCGGCCTGGCCCTCCCTCTGATTGCCCTACAGTACCACGAGGTGAAGCTTTACTTCACACTGGCATCCACTGTCAACGGTATCACCGCTGTTGAGGGCGGCGCCTCCGTGACCCCCGTCGCTCCCCAGATGAGCGTGTGGGTCGACTACATCTTCCTGGACACCCAGGAGCGCACCCGCTTCGCCCAGCTGCCCCACGAGTACCTGATCGAGCAGCTGCAGTTCACCGGCTCCGAGACCGCCACCCCCTCCGCCAGCTCTCAGTCCACCCAGAACATCCGCCTGAACTTCAACCACCCCACCAAGTACCTGGCCTGGAACTTCAGCAACCCCAGCCCCCTGGCCTACGGTCAGTACACCGCTCTGGCCAACCTGACCGCCAGCTCCAACGTTGGCTACGGCGATGTGCCCAACACCGCAGTGTTCAACGAGGCTCTGGCCATCCTGGACTCCTCCAAGCTGCAGCTGAACGGCCAGGACCGTTTCGCCGCTCGCAAGGGCTCTTACTTCAACCAGGTCCAGCCTTTCCAGACCATCGGCTCCCTGGCCCCCTCCGGTGTGTATCTGTACTCTTTCGCACTCAAGCCCGCCGGTCGCCAGCCCTCCGGCACATGCAACTTCTCTCGCATTGATAACGCCACTCTGTCCCTCACCTACAAGACCTGCAGCGTGGCCGCCAACACTGCCACCGCCGTCACCGCCGCCGCTCTGTACTCCGGTGGCGAGACCGTGACTGCCTCCACCGGCACCCAGCTCACTGCCCTTAACATCTACGCAAAGAACTATAACGTCCTCAGAATCATGTCCGGCATGGGAGGCCTCGCATACGCCAACTAAATGCTTTACTTCTTTCTTATTTTCCTTTGCTCGCTTTCTGATATGATCTGATATGATGTAATTACAATATTTCAAAGTTCTTACTTAGAATTTTGAATTAAACCATTTCGTACACAATGTCTCCTAATCAATGCTGCTGTACAACCTATATCCCTACTTGTTTGAAGCATATTGCCATTATTTTCTTCAAGGACTTTGTTGATGTTTTCTTCAGATATATCAATACCCTTTGACTTGTATTTTTCAATACTCTTAGCTATTTTTGAGTTACTCAAATTCTTTTTATGTTTGTCAGATACTCCTCCAAAATTAGGGTTGTTCTCACCTTTCATTTTTTCACTGTGTTCTTGGCACCACTCTTCGCTCTTAGGTCTAGGTTCTCCCAAATGAGACTCTCTCATTTGTTTCTTAGTTTCCTCAGTATGAGTTTTCCCAAACATAGGATGCGCATCTCCCCGAAGAACCTTGCCACCACCAGTCATATTATACCCATTTTTGTAAGTGTCAAACATATCAATGTAAGACACTTCAGTATCATCCAAATCTTTTGTATCCACATCTATTGCCATTATAGTAATAGTAAACTTGTAGTCATACTTATGTATCGCATTATACAACTTTGGTTGATGTATTTCAAGTCTGCCAATCTTAATACTTGTTCTATACGCACTCATTCTAGTCCAAAAATTCTCAGTCTGACCGATGTACATCTTATCAGAATCGGGAAAATAAAAGCAATATATCACATTTTTCTTGTGTAACATCCTTGATATCTTTTTGTTAACCTCCAACTTTCTGGGAAGTCCTTTCTTGCTCACGGTAATCATTTTACATATAATTACAAAAGATACACATATATAGACTTTTTCAACCCTGGATCAAATGACACTTATTTCATCCCTTTGATGCGCTGTTTGAGAAGCTCTAGCTTGGCGCTCTTGTTATCCACTGGCATTGCCTTTTTTGTATTCTTGATAACCACCAGCGGTGCCTTTTTAAGTACATTTTCATTCTTGTAACCCGCTCTGCTAGCCATATCTTCTCTCACATACACCACGGAGCTCCGTTTGAACGCCTCGAAACAGAAATCCTTGCCCTTGTCTTTGTTGCTCACCTCGTTCATCGTGCAGCTCTTGGAGTTCACGCACAGAGCCTTGTCCTTGGCCCAGTCTGAGGGCATGAGAGCACACGGCATCTCCCTCGTGACGGGGGTCTGCATGGCCTTGTCCCCAGACCTTGCCGCCCAGCCGTTGTATACATACCGCCCCGAGTTGCAAGTGACACCTGCCAGCACATGCCCCATAGAGCACCCAGCAATGTGCGATGGCAGGATACACGAATCCAGAACGTACTTCTTAGAGTTGTATGTGATACTGTTTGGGTGCCTGGTAAGATTCAGACCCCTTATGGTGCCCATCTTCGGTCTGTACGTCTTCCAAGCCTTTTGCAAGTAGGATTCCCCCGCCTCCCTGTGGATTATTATCACTTCGGGATTGTCGGTGTCCACGAAGGCTCCCTTGGGATCAAGGGTCTCCACCGCCTTTTCCCACTTTCTCTCATCTAATGGGAGGTCAAAGTTATACGCGGAGTATATTGCCTCTGTCTTTCCACGTGGGACGGTCACGGATAAATGAGGAATGTCAAGAAACGCGAGGAGTTTATGCTGATAGGGACCGTAGCTTGCCCCATCGCTTTCTATGTGCTCATTGGTAGCGGAATCAAAATACACAGGGTCGTATCTACGAAGCGCCTTCAGAAACGCCCTTGGTTCCAGTTTCCCCACCATGCTTTTGTTAAGTGAATTGAGCTCGTAGTTTTTCATTATGAGCATCATCGCTTCTGCTATCGGGGCCTTCCAACTGCCTTGAGATGCTACTTTCTTGGCATGCTGGAAAGACACCGCGCGCATGCACTGGCTGAAAAAAATTGTCATCATCAGAGCCGCAAACCAGCATACCTCGCCCCTCTGAACTGGCGTGTAGACCATAGAGCACTTCTTGGCAGTGTATTGTATATCCATACTTAATGACATTATTATTCTTTTTTGCTTGGCGATGGAGTCCAATATCCAATAATTGAGGTGATCAAGGGCATATAGACCCCTGGCTCTCCACGATGTGTGGCAAGCATTGCCATGGAGAACAACAGGACACTTGCTGACATTATAACGCGGACTTCAAATTCTGTCACTTCAAAATCAAATTTAACCTTCTTTTCGAGAGGCTGGTAAGCAACAGGTCGCCGTGGAGGAGTGCTTTTCTTTATCTCAACGCTGGGGCGAGTGAAACGAGGCATGATGAACATCTTGGTCAGCATTTATTTACAATATACAAAACACATATAAATAATGATGATGTCGATATTAAAAAATGATAAATAAATCGTCATGTATTGGTATGTACTCCATCGACACCGCAATCCAAAAACACGGATCGTCAGAATGGAAAGTGTCTCTGTACGCCGCTGGTTTGTGGCATACCAGCTTTCATTCTTCGATAGAAGATGCGAGAAAAGCAGTACATATCCTTCTTGAAAAGTACAAAGGGCAACTAGGGGCCTGATATATCGACACATTGGCTACTTGAGAAACTTGTTGGACCAAAACAAAAAAAATGCAGATGAATAGACTATACGAAGAGGATTACATTCTTGAGTACCTATCCAAGAATCAAGATTCTGTTAGTTGTGTGGACATAAATGAGGACACGCTCCTCCATATGTACACGGCAAAGAAGTATGACAAGGTGCAGAATTTGATTTTAGAGTTGCGTCCTGACATAATACATGACCAAAATATGCAGGGAAGAACTGCAATATTCAATGCAATTGACGCAAGGAATGAAGACCTGGTTGCAAAGATTGTTGATTTGGACTCGTCGGTTCTTTTGCACACCGACGAAGATGGGATTTCTCCATTTTATTACGAGTTTACAACATTTGGCAATGCAGACATCATGAAAATCTTGTTGCCACATGCAGTGGAATTCTATGACGCGGAAGACATTTTCGATATGTTTGGCTGTTGCTTTGGGTCCATTGACAAGGTTATATATATGTTAGAGGCATTGCCTTGGATCTATGACTATCGGTCGGAAACAATGGAAAATGTTCTACATTTGATTGTCTCTCAGGGAGATCAAGAGAGAGCTCGCACTATTGTGAAACAAGTGCACAAGACACACCCAGAAATGTTTACTGGTGTGAACATGAAGGGGCAGACACCCGCTCACATGGCACGCGACTTTGATATGCTCAATCTTATCTACAAGTTGTGTCCAGAATCAATACTTGTACGCGATGTCAATGGCAAGATACCTCTGCATTGCTCACACCATTCGAGTAATACAATATACATCGACTTAATACGCGATATGCCAGAAGTCCTCAAGATACAGGACAACAATGGCCTCACCGTTGTGATGCATATGATATCAAGACTCCAACCATACCTGAATACCGCCCTTGTGTCTGAACTTTTCAACTTGTGTCCTCAAAGCTTTTTGCTGCTGGACAATAAAAAACGGTCGTTTATTCATCATATCACAATGTACAAAAATGCCAAGTGGCATTCAGCATGCACCGACATCCTGGCAGTTTACCCGCACATTCTTTTTTGGAAAGATTCTATTGGCAAGACCCCTTTAGATTATGCCAATGAAGACATTGGGGGATATGGATCTTTCAAACTGGCGCGGGAAATTTTTATCGCCACGTGTTTGAAGTATACATCCATCCCGGAAAAGTATTGGTGTTTTGATATACCATGTTCATATCTCTCAAAGTCCTTTGGCCACATTCTCAATCGTTCTGAACAGGAAGCAAGCTGGGCACTGGAATTCCTCCCAGAAAAAGACCGGACGCTTGTCCATACAATTCTTCTTGCCAACATACCTGCTGATATCAAAAAACAAATCATCATATCAATATTTCTGTGAAATAAATAAATTTGTAAACAACATGATAATCAAAGTGCTTAATTACAGGCAACTTGTCACGAACGTTCAGAAGGAGAAATACAATGTAATACAGTTTACATCAAACTGTCAAGCAAGCAACAATTTGCGCGCACGATTGGATGGTATGCACATCAATGCGTATGATATTACGTACGAGAGAAATAGACCCATTGGCGCTCTTTTTGAGGTAAAACAACTCCCGTGCGCTATCTTACTGGAGCATGGCCTGCCAGTGGCAAGGGCAACAGGAGTAACGGAACTAGAACCATTCTTGGACGTTGTGGAAGATGCACTGAGAGGTATATCACCCATGTAATAATTTAAGAAAAACAAACTCTGTAAAGCAATATGCGTATTTTGAGTGTTCCAAATTACCCTTCAATGGTTCTGAGTGTGAGGTTTGGCACCAAGAAGTCCTTGCTATTTTTCGGCAACAAAACTTCTGTCCGGAGTGCCACTTTTCGCGAAAACTTGAAAAAGCATCAGGAGATCAATATGGATGTTTTTGAAATTGACTGTGATGACAACCCTGAGATTTCTGATCTGTTTGGCGTGAAGTATATTCCAACTGCAATTCTCCTTGACAATGGATTTCCAGTTTCGAGGATGGATGGAAGTTGCAAGTCCCACGAATTTGTTGATTTCTTATTTGATGTGGTATCGCTTGGAAAAGATCCGCTGATGTGATTTGTCGATATGTGCTTATATCGACAAAAATGATATATAAGTCCAGTTGTTGTTTGTAAGGTAAAATGATGACCATCACAAAGGTGAACACCTACCAGCAGATGCTGAGCGGCATCTATTCTGGTCGCCGCCATGCTATCATCAAGTTTTCAAAGAAGGGGTGTGCGCCATGCAAGAAGGTTTCTGAGAAATTTGAGACCATGAAGAATCTCGACATTGATGTGTACGAAGTTGAGTTTCTTGAGAACAAGGCGATTGCCAGGATGTTTAATGTGCACGCTCTGCCCACGAGCGTCTTCTTCGAGGATGGACTTCCGATGCAGCGGATGGTGGGGCTAAAAGAGGTAGATGACTTCATTGATCTGGTCAATGATGTGGTGGTAGATGGATGCCAGGTCATCAACTGGGATGAATAATTAACTTTGCCTATCAATTACAGCGCCAATTATATTGTGAACCTCGTTTTCCATTATGAACCGTGTAACCTCTGCAAGCCTCACGAGCTCTACAGTGTCACAGTTGGACAGCACCTCCTGCACTTGCTGGATATCAGCGACCTTTACAGGGGCGACACTCTGAGTTTGAAATCGCATCTTGTTCTGATTGTAAGACATCAGCAGATTATCCACTATATTTGGCATATCCTCCTTGGTTTCTTTAAGCTTCGAATCATTCAGGAGTTCACGGACAGAGTTTGCTTCCAGGATACGCAGAATGAGCATACGACATACGCCTTTTAGAGTCTCAAGCTCCTCGATAGTATCCATTATGCCTACAGAACCTTTTATTTACGCTCTTTTTACGATTTACTTCTTGTTGTTCTTCTTTGTCGTGTTCTTCTTTGTCGTGTTGTTCTTTTTCACAGTGTTATTTTTCTTGACTATATTGTTCTTTTTTACAACATTCAGACGACCGTTATTAGCGCGGTTGTTGTTATTATTTGAATTGTTATTTGAATTGTTGTTGTTGTTGTTGTTTCCCCACCAGTTGTTGTTGGTCTCGCCCCAGTTTGAGTTATTACCCCAGTCGCCATTGTCCCAGTTGTTGTTCCAGTCCCAATCACCGTTGTTATTGTTATTGTTATTATTGCCATTATTGTAATTGCGATTATTCACTTGCTTTGAACCAGACAGACCCATTTTATATCTTATGGAGATATTTTATTCAAAACCAATGTAAATTACATTTCTTCACACTCAGTTTTGCAGGCGATAGTAGAACACATCAACAATTTTACGTAGTTCATAGACATCCTGAACTGAAACCGTATTACCCAAGCGCAAGTTGTTAAGTTCTATCTCCATCACTCCTGCGAGAAAGTAGTCAAGAACGGAGGGGAAACTTACAAATCTGTCTATATACATCTTGCCTATCCTCATGGTGTTTTCATCTTCTGGCAATACCAAGCCGGCGAGCGTCTCTTGGCCATGCACTCGAGAGTACACCAGGAGAGACATTGAATTTATTAGAGATTCGTGTTTCTCATAGACTCCATGTTTTTTCAGCAGGGAAGATACTCTGTCAATCGCTTCGTTTTGGATGTACAAATTATTGTCCTCGGCATCATTTTTCCCAATTGCCTTGATTTCTCTTTCTGCATCTTTGTTACCCAGCCAAAGTGCCATCGCAGCACCGATGATAGCACAGCCGGATAACAGAAGAGAATCCATAAGAGTAAATGCAGTAAATATAATTTATGACCTGTTTTGTCGATATTACAGTGGATACAGACCGCGGATATCTTCATAAAATCTCTTAGTATCCTTCTCTCCTTTGAGATACAGTTTGTATTCCTTCTTCTTCATCTCTATTTTCTCCTCTGGTGTTGGAACATATGGACCCTTTCTGGGCGCCAACATTATGGCTGCAGCCAATAGGAACATCGCGACAATGCACCACACGAGCATTTACTAAAACACATCTTTTAATTTTGTCGATATAAAATAATATCGACAAAACTGATTTTCGACAACGAATCACTTGATAGTGTTTAAAGTTGTGCAACGGAAGTTGTTGGGTCCGCGGCACATCATCCCGGTGAAATCGCCATAACCAGGATACTTGTACGTTTTCTGTATCATTGCATCTTCTTCGGCAACACCTGCAGCGCCTTTGGCGAAGTATCTATCCCACAGTATTTCGTTCGCCTTGCCGTATGTTATGTCACGGCTGAACCATTTTTCCTTTCTACGACGCATCATAAAAAATGCAAGTAGCATAACTAAGATCACTCCCAAAATAAGTAACATAATCGGTGTTTTCCCCATTTTATTATGTAAATATATTAATAATATGCTTGTGGATATAATACGCTCAATAAAGGACACTATCTCCCAGCCGGAAGTCAAGGATGCAATGAAAGATATCATCGACCCATGCATGGCATTTGTCGACGCAAAAGTTCACTCTGTAACTTTCTTCTTCCAACTCATAGCAATTCTCATTCTCATCCAGGTCATGGCGACTCTGTTCCTCATAGTCCAGGAGATACGCAGAAACGTGTAACAACTTAACTAAAAAGAACTGATGTAAATAAATGGACAAGCTCCTCATCTTCACGCCACGTCCGCCAAAGGAAACCCCCGTATCTTTGGCGATCGCTTCCGTTCCCACCAAATCAATCGACGTCGCCATTTATGATGAAACCATTGTTGCAAACCTGAAGGAATGGCTCCTAGATGGAAAAACTGACGCTGGTTTTGTGTCTGCCCCCTGTGGCTCGGGTGCATCGACCCTGATTGACCTGTTGATAAAAGAACTTGGCATTGTCCCATATCACATTCACGACACCTCAAAGGACTTCCAGAGTACTCTCCTGGATACAAATACAATGCACTGTGGGCTCGTTGTCATAGATGGGTTCGACTACTCCATTGGCAAACGCGCGGTAACCATAGTGACGGACCACGTAAAGTCGTGCGCGCACAAACTTATATGCATTGGGCACCATGACAGAAAGTCCACGAGCAATTCCTTTGCGGCAAAGTGGAAAAAGTTTCACTTTGGACCTCCTAAGGACCTGTTTTCAATACTCGCCAAGATTTCAAATGGTCAAGTAAAGGATGATGTTATCAAGAGGATAATCAGGGGAGCCCCAACGGACACCAGGTATTGCATAAATGCACTAGAGATGCACTTGGTGAAAACATCAAACGAGGTGTCTACACGAGATACTTTCACAGATGTTATAGATGCCATTGAAAAGGTGTTCCACACAAAGTTATCCTTTGATGAAATGTACATGATGTTCGAACACGAGTCAATCGTGATTGCAGGAGGTGTACATGAAAACTACTTGAAGAGCATCCGCGACATAGAAGACGTGGTCAGGATTTCAAATTCTATGTCGGAGAGTGATGTTTTGCTCGATCTGGATTTTGCAAATCTCATGCCATTCTGCGCAAGCTCTGTGGGTCTTGTCAATGCGTGTCCCAATAAGAAGAGTATTAAGGTTGAGAAGTATGGAACCTTGCTTTCCAAGAATAGCCAAAGACTTACAACGCGTAAAAAAATCCTTGCATACAACTTGAAACGCATGGAACAGAAACTGCAAGCAATGTCTCCTGTAGATTTTGGTTTCGGCCCTGAGTTCGGGCCTAAGATAAAGAAGATTGGTCGATGATCTTCATAACATTGTCTACAACATCATTGAGAGGGCGGTCAGAGTTCACGCGCTTGCAATCGGTGTACTTGAAAAAAATGTCATAATATTTCTTGAGGTCCTTCATATACTCCGGTGTTATTTTGTAAGAATCTCCGCGACTGTTTGCCCTCTCAACGCATATTTCTGTGGGACAATCTAACATGATGTACATATCTGCCTCCCACGGTTTTGCCAAGTCATATATGTCCACATACGTAGCCATGTCTTCATCGGATAAAATCCCCTCCGAAGAAAGCATCTTAGCAAAAACAGATCTGGACACCTGTGGCGATCTCTCCACAACCACAAGCTCGTTGGAAAACTTGTACTTTAGGAAGGACAATAGAATCTCGATCTGAAGAGTAAGGGCATACTTCTTACGGTTTCCATAAAATTTATCAAGGTATTTCCAGTCCTGTGTGGGTTCCGCAATGATCCTGATGCCCCGCTTCTGGAGCTCGCGCAAAACAGATGATTTTCCAGAACCCATGAGCCCCTCGATTGAAATCACAACCATTTACAAATATCTATAAATTTTTCACGGACATTCTCCGGTCAGTCATATGTATTTTTTCTCCAGATCATCTGCACCACCCACAAGTTTATTGCCATCAAATACGCGCGGAAATGTGAGTACTCGTGGCATACGCAATTTATGCTCCTTAATCTTCGCCTTCAGATCGTCCACGTCCTTGCAAGTCACCGTAGTAAAAGAAATCTTGTTCTTGCGAAGACACTTGCGGGCCCTGGCGCAATGTGGACAACCGCGCTTCTGAAATACGAGCATTTAAATATACACATATTAAAATGTTCATCATCACGCTTCTACATTTATTGGTCCTCGCGTGGGCACTTTTGGCCCCATTCACCAAGGTCTTGCGGGTGAGCTACATCCTCCTGATGCCAGTCATAATGATTCACTGGATATTGCTTGATGATAGTTGTGCTTTAACGCTTCTCGAAAATCATCTTCGTGGCTGCGACACAAAAGAATCGTTTGTGCACCAGTTCGTGTCTAAAATATACAATGTTCCAGACGGTCTTATAGGATCTCTCATGTGGGTCTATGCAATTACAACTTGGCTATACGCAATTTCACAGGTCACCAAAGAAGATTTCGGTGAAGCTTTTTCAAACTAAAAAAATACTGATATTACACAATGAACGACAACTTGGATTTTAATTTCGATGGAGAAGTTGGTATAGAAAGCACATCAACAAATAAAGCATTACTCATTGGTATCATTGTGGTTGTGGTCAGTATCCTTGGCTATTTCTTATATCAAAAATATATGAATAAATTATCAATGGAAATGCCAAATCCTGTTCCCATACCTGTGCCCGAACCTGCCCCAGAACCCGCACCAGTACCTGCTCCAGAACCCGCACCAGTACCTGCTCCAGTACCTGCTCCAGAACCCGCACCAGTACCCGCACCAGAACCCGCACCAGAACCCGAATCTGTTCCAACTCCAATACCGCCCCAAGAGCTATGCTCTTATGCAACGCGAGTTCCAATCGAAGGCAAATTTGTGTGTCCAGATGGAATGACCGACACGGAGCTCTACTATGGAGATGTTGACGGTGAAACAAAACAGTGCATGACATCCACGTGTCCTCCTATCAAAAATAGAGATGGGACAGTTGTATTGCCCAACCCTTCAAAACCTCCAAAACAAACTATAAAAACACGTGTGACATCTGGAAGGGTCATCCAGGTATATGATGCCAACAGTGTAGAGATTGGTTATACAAAACCACAGGGGAGGAACATATCAAGAAAGGTCGTGCTACCAAATCATGGATTAAAACAAAATGAGTTGATTGGCGCGATATTAAAAGATGATTTTCCATACGCCTTTGTTACCATACAAAAACTATCAGGAGAAATAATGCCCCCCGCTCCTGTCCCTAAGCCCGCTCCTGTCCCTAAGCCCTCTCCTGTCCCTACGCCCGCTCCTGTCCCTAAGCCCGCTCCTGTCCCTAAGCCCGCTCCTGTCCCTAAGCCCGCTCCTGTCCCTAAGTCCGCTCCTGTCCCTAAGCCCGCTCCTGCCCCTAATACGGGCAACAGAATCCTGCTCGACATACCGGGCAGAATTCAAGATGATTCGCGAGGCGGGTACTGTGGTGAGATATCGATCCAGATGATAATGATGTACGAAAGCGGTATTTGGATTCCCCAAGAAGTTGCGCGCAGGGCTGGTGGTGGTGAACTTCTCCCTGGTTTGAATTATGACAAGGCTCTCAAAAATCTGAAAATTGTCTACAACAGATTCACTGGGAAAAATTTCACACAATTCATGGACTTCACTCGCAAGAGTTTACAACAGGGATATGGAGTTGTGACGGTTGTATTCATCAAGGGTGGTGATTTTGACGAATATGATCATATAGTACCTATCATTGGGTTTGCAAAGGGACCATCTCCAGACCAGGATACAATTTTCCTTCATTCCAACTACTCTGTGAAATATAAGCAACACAAAGTTTCCGAATTGTCATGCACTGAGAGAAACAGACACATCTCGATTGAGGGCGGTGGTTGTATTCCAGTTGGCACCCAATGGGGATACTCTCTGAAAGGAATGACATACACTGGAATTGGGCCAGACACTGAACTTCGCGGGCTTTCCAAATCCAAGGAGCCGAATGGTCTTGGAAATAAATCAGAATTAATCAACGCGACGCTGCGGGTGAAAAACATGACGGTTGGAAAATCATACAACATCCATGAGATAAATGATATAAATGCTCTGCCAAACAATAAAAATTCTCCTCCAGGGGGCAAGGTCATACGGACATTCACAGCAACTGCGGCAAACATGGACTTCCCAGTAAGTTTCCAGTCGGCCAGAGTAGCTGCTTACATTGTTGTTTAATTAATTCTATCAAGAAGCTATTTGCCAGAGCATAACAGTTGCAAATTTTCTCATTATTGGATCTGGCGAAAACTTGTTTATGAGAAATGCCAGTGCTTTCAAGAGGCGAACATCGGCATATTTATCCTGAATAGACTTTTCGAGGATGATGTTCACCGTTGGCATGATGTCTTCCTCAATGTCTTCATTTTCCGCTGCTATCTTGGCAATCAAAGATACCAAGGCATACCTGTTGGTTGCAGATGCATTTTTTGCTACTGCAAGAAGGTCCGGAAGAAGTCCTGCATAAATAGTTGACTTTACTCGGGCAAAGATACTCAGAAGCTCATACTTTCTGTTCTTGATGATTTCCTTGATGACAGAGACAATTGCATCCTCATGAATGTTCACTGCATCCACAAACCGTGCCATGACGATGAAAACCCCATCCTTCAGTTGCCGAGTTGTTGGCTCTACCAATCCGATGAGAACATTTGTAAGCGCCTTCCACTGAGAAGAAATAGCATTTGAGAGAGCAAGTGACGTTGTCTCTGTCAGAGATGGAGCAAGTTCAAACAGAACATTGAGCATATCAACCAGATGCTCTGTGTTTTTTGCACTCGTGATGCACCCAATGAACATCGCCGGTAGTATGTCCTGCTGAACAAACACCGAGTTTGCCGCGGGTGCATCAAAGTCCTTTGTGTCTACATCATCATTTGCGGCCTTCCAGAGCTCCGGGTCATTGGTTCGGATGCACTGTTCAATGAGCTGTGCCGTGAAGCGTGGGATGTTCTTTTCTCCACGACGCACTCGCTCTAGTTCGATGAAAGCAGAAACTGCCAACACCTCGGCAGTATCTGGATGAAACTTCTTTTCCTTGATTGCCCCATCAATGACGACGGCGCGGCGAATGCTGGTATCCATTTGGATTATATGATAACAGAATACTTAAAAGCTCAGAGTGTCGATATACGGCGTAAAGGAACTTAATAAATTATGTTCTTTTTATTTCAGAAAATGTCGTTGAACGATGCCGTTATGAAGGATGATGCGTCTTTGGTGCTTGCGCTTTTGCAGCATGAAAATGCCAATGTGATAGGTGAGGATGGTATCCCGGTATTACACATGGCAAGAAACGAAGATGTTGCTCGCTTGCTGATTGAACACGGTGCCGATGTCAATGCAAATGATACCTATGGTCGCACACCGTTGCACATGGCAGCGCGCCAAGGGTATACGGAGATTGTGCGTTTGCTATTGAAACATGGTGCCAATGTTGGCGCGGAGAACAACGACGTCGGTTGGACGCTGCTACATGTTGCTGCGTTAGAAGGGCATCTAGAGGTAGTGCGTTTGCTACTAGAACATGGTGCCGATGTTTGCTCCAAGACCTACGACGGATGGATGCCGCTACATGATATGGCGTGGAAAGGGCATCTGGAGATCGCGCGTTTGCTATTGAAACATGGTGCCGATGTTTGCTCCAAGACCAATGACGGTTGGACGCCGCTGCACGCCGCTGCATTGCATTGGAGTTTGGAGATCGTGCGTGTGCTATTAGAACATGGTGCCGATGTTGGCGCGAAGACCAAAACTGGTTGCACGCCGCTGCATCTCGCTGCTTGGCATGGGAGTTTGGAGATCGTGCGTGTGCTATTGGAACATGGTGCCGATATTGGCGCGAAGAACAACGACGGTTCGACGCCACTGCATGTTGCTGCGTCACATGGGCGTTTGGAGACCGTGCGTTTGCTACTGGAACACGGTGCCGACATTCGCGTGAAGGATAACTTATTCAAGACCCCGTTTGAGCATCTTGAAGACCCAGTCCAGCGATCTCAATATCTGGGTTGCGTGCGGGACCGCAGCATTGCAGATTTCTTTTATTTGTTCGATTTGTGCGATGAAAAGTTCAAGGATCGGGCTCGCGAAGTTATCTTCTTGCTGAACGGTCGCATGACCTCCGACCCCCTACAACGTGTTGTGTGCAGTTTGTAGGCTTCTGCACCAAGCGTCAAAGTACACAGGTCGTCCTATATTACATCACCGTGTCTGTAAAAATATGAAGGATACGCGCGTAAAATAACCTAAATAAAAATGAGTCTGTATCCAAATGGATCCTCATCCCGCACTCACTGCTCTTTACAATGAGGCCGTTGTCGTCTCTAATGCCGCAGAGGCGTTCGATCATCTGGTAGAGTTTGACACCACAATCGAATTTGTTGAGAACATTCAAAAAGCTCAACGTGATCTCATTGTCAAAATTTCTTCTCTAATGGAGCCTGCTGTGATTTCTGCAGCTGCATCCGGTGCCAAGTTTGCCGACGTGTTTACCTTCAAAGGCGGCGACCTGCATGAAGGGTACAACATTCTCTTCATGCTCTTTGGTGGTGTGGAGCAGGAGCGCCGAGATCAACTGGAACAGTATGGATTTCACGGTTGTTTTAACGACCTCGTACAGGCTCTTTTTCCTTTTCACGTCAAACATTCGTGGGATCGGGCTACCAATGATAACACCATTACGGTATTCTGGGAGTAATTACAAATAATCAGCAATTCAGTTTCGTCGATATACACACATATCGACACATATACAATTATAAAGAACTCGTACATTGTAATAAAAGATGTCAAATATGCTGGAATACTATTTTGAAGATGGATCACATGTCATCTTCAAAAAATACACAATAGACATGAACGGCATCATCAAGCACAATATATCAGGAAAGACGCCAAGCTATGGGAATGGAATGTACAATAGATGTTCTGTGTTTGACAATGAAGGAAAAAAACGCAAGATACTCGTAGGTCGTGCAGTAGCATCAACGTTCATAGGAAAGCCGCCAACGCCCGCGCACACTGCCGACCACATCGATAGCAAGCAAAAGAAGAACGACGCTCTGACGAACATCCGATGGCTGTGTAAATCTGGTCAGAGTAGTAATCAAATCCGCCCAGAGACTCGGAAATCGGCGTTTGTCGTCGTCAAGGATGGTGTTGAGAAGACCGTGAACGAGTGGATTGAATATATGAATGCCATGAAGACGCCGGAAGACCGCAAGTTTACCAGGAATATGATTGAAAAGTACGCTCAAACAAAGCAGCACGGATTTGCGTATAAGGAATACCCAGATCTCGATGGTGAGGATTGGAGGGAGATCAAGGGTTCCAAAAACAAACGAGAATACTATTGGAAGATCTCGAACATGAATCGCGTGAAATATATTACGAATCATGCAGAAAATGTCCTGTCGGGTGATCGTTTGAGACGTTCAGACGGATATCCTATCGTCAAAATCAATGGGAAGAATTGGAAATGTCACATCCTGGCGTTTGAAGCGTTCAATCCAACAGTCGTGCGAGGAAATATGATGGTTCTCCACGAAGATGATGACAAGGAGGACTTCCGGCCTCACAAGCTCAGACTCGGCACATATTCTGACAATCAGAAGGACGCTCATGACAATGGCAAGTATGATGGCACGAAGTCCACACGGATGAAGTGTGCGTCGTACATCGACGGTGAACACGAAGAGAATCATGATAGCCAGCAACATGCCGTCGAGTATCTTAAATCCAAGGGATATTCTAAAGCATCTCCAGGTAATATAAGTAAAGCACTCTCTGACAACTACAAAAACAAAACAATGTATGGTCGCACGTGGAAATGTATTTGATTATACATCATCACAGTTTTCTGGGAGTAATTTATGTTTTTCATTGTATGGGACGTGGCTTTAAACCGAGTTTGGCACTTAGATCTCTTATAGCATTATCAATGGTAAGTTGTTCTCCGCCGTGACCCTTTACCAGGCCGGAACACGAATTGACATTACACCCTACGTGCGAGAGTTCGTGTAGGAATACGCCAAATCTTTTGTCCATAATTGTTTGACCGGGTGTAATTTGCCACTGTAATATTGGATACATTGAAAACACAATCGTTGTCAAACATCCTCTTATTTTTCTATACGCGGTAAATGCCCCTCCCCCTGGTTCCAGGTCTAGAGCGGTTTCAACTAGAGGGCAAATACCACCATAGCGATAAGGTATCGAAAAGTAATAATTTATATTTGCCTTTTGCTTGAGACTAATTCCAGCAATATTCGAATTCAGAATACTACCACGGCGCCATACTTCTGTATATGATTTCACTTTTTCTTGAATGTTCCCGGTATTGCGAATAACAAAACACATACCATTGCCACCGTATTCTACAGGGTTGTGATAGATACCCCACTCCTTAGAAACATCCAGAGACTTTTTGTGTGATGTTTTTAATATTGACTGGATTGTTAGCAACATTTGCGCCCTTGGGGTTGTATCACTCTTTTGGGGCCAATTCACTTTAATGGCACGCGGTGATTTTGTTTTTTGTTTGACACACTTGGATAAATACGCATCCCAAGCATACCCTGCACCACATTTGGTATAGATGATACGCTCATTGCAAACGGTCCCCGACCCTGACATCGTCCCCGACCCTGACATCGTCCCCGACCCTGACATCGTCCCCGACCCTGACACTGGCTTTGGAACAGGCTTTGGTGTTGGTTTTGGTTTTGGTTTTGGTTTTGGTGTTGGTTTTGGTGTTGGCTTTGGCTTTGGCGTTGGTGTTGGCTTTGGCGTTGGTGTTGGCTTTGGCTTTGGTGTTGGTGTTGGCTTTGGCGTTGGTGTTGGCTTTGGTGTTGGCTTTGGCGTTGGTGTTGGCTTTGGTGTTGGCTTTGGTGTTGGCGTTGGCATTGGTGTTGGTGTTGGCTTTGGCATTGGCGTTGGTGTTG